CGCCGCCTTGGACGATTGGCTAAGTATGAAAAGCGTGCAGTAGTTCGCTTAGCAATTCTTAACCAGACGTTTGAAGATAGCGGATTTATTCACAAAGATGACAGAGGGCAAATGTACTTCACCTACCCAGGTGATGATTTATTTGCAGATGCAATCATAAGCACCTTGTCTCTTATGGGGGTTACCTCACGCAGTCCACTTCCAGTTAACTTTGGTGGATACGTCAAGATGCTTACTCCATCTTTAGATGTTGAATCACAGCGCCCTGGGCTATCAAACCCATTTATATCTGTTCTTATTGACTCTATGACAAACCTTCCATATGTTGGAGAATATATAACTGGCATTGAAAAGTATGTTACTGGTGTACGCAATACTGATATTCCAGCGTGGGAAAAGGCAGCACCTGCTAACGTTAAGCGTGTCTATAACTTCTTCGGTGGCAGCACAGAGGGTACAGAGTCACGCTTCTCGTCAGCAGTCAAGGCAATTAAACTTCTTGTCTCAACTGGCAATGGCCCAACAAGCGCAACTGACCTAGAGCCTTTCTATCAGAATGTATCAATTCAGGCTAGAAACGTAGATGCAGTTAAACTTCTAATGGGTCAAACAACTATTGCTTCAATTCAAGCATTTGGCAATAAGGATGTTCCGAAGGAACTCCTTGACGCTGGAGTATTTACTTGGGAATCAGAATACATAAAGATTCTTAAGAAGTTTGATGGACAAAGTGATGCGCCAGCCAGGGCTTTAGTACAGTTTGCTAAGTTGTACCCATCTAAGTTGGCGTATACAAACTTCCCAACTCGTTCAACAACCTATGCTTCATTCCGCAAGACTATTGAGGCAGAAGAGTTTGTTCGCAAGAACCAGAAGTTGCTAACTGAACACGTAGATGCTGGCTCATTCTTTATCCCAACAGGTGGAACATCTGACTTAGCATCTTACTCTTACCTAAAGAAGCAAGGCTATATTTCAAATAAGCCACTTGACCCTAAGGTTGAAAAAGGTAAAAAGAACTTCATTCGTGAGGTTGCTACTACTAATGCCCGTATGGCTTTCTATGCACTCAGCGATGAATACAACGCTTTGATTGCAGCAGAACCTACAGTAGCAGGTCGCCGTTACTATAGAAATGAACTTGATGTACGCAAGAAGGGGCTGTTTATAGCATACCCACTACTGGCTCTACAAGTAACACCTAATGCTGAAAGCAATAAGCGTAGAGTTGAAGTAATCAACGATATGCGTTCATTGTTATCTTCAGGCAAGTCTCCTAATAAGGAACTTGGGGATACATTCGGAGCAATGCTTAGCGAGTTTGACAAGATGAATAATACTCTCCAAAGAGTAGTTGGCTCATCAGATAATGCCAATGAGTTTAAGAAAAACGTCAAGGCTGATGCAAGAGATGTCATCTTGAATATGACTAAAGATAATGAAAATGCAAGAACATTCTTTTATTCGGTTATTGAACCATTGATTGGAGATTAAGGTGGCAGGTAGTTACCAAGATAAANATGGCGATGGNAANGTCGCCTGGTATNCAGACCCTNNNATGCCAAANGAAAAGCCNCCNNNNGGNCAAGACCCNAAGATGGTNNAAGATTCTGNAAGCGATANNCCAACCGCAGANTCTCAAGTTAACAATACTCCANTAANNTTTNCTNNNGATGGAACTCAGCCATACGCAAGTGTATCTAGCACCGCTGAAACAACTGCTGAATTTACTAAAGCATTTGAAGCAGCATTCGGTGTTAGCGCACCTAAGAAACTTATAGCACAGTTCACGGCAGAACTTCAAGGTCGTCAGGCTGGTCGCTCTACTCAGCGCATTAAAGGCAAGAGTGGCACAGATATAATCATTCAGGGTGTGTCCGCTCAAGAGCGTGAGAACATCCTTAATAAGTACCTTAATCAGTACGCTGTAAGCCTTACAGAGGCAGCCCAGAATGGCGATGCCAAGGCTGCTGCCGCCCTGCAAAAGGGTAACTTTGGGGCTAACTTAACTAACCTTAAGAAGGCATACTCAGAGAACGGTATCCCATTTAACCAGAAGGCTTTAATGAGTACCGTAACTGAGGTAACTCTCAACCCTGAGAAGTTAAATGCAAACCTTAATCTAATTAACTTACAGGCTAAGACATACTTCCCCGCTTTAGCAGACAAGATTGATAAGGGATATACAGTTAAGCAACTGCTTAGTCCATATATCCAGACTCGCGCAAATGTTCTTGAAGAAGACCCAGATATGATTGATGTAAAGACTTTGCAGGATGTGGCTAAAGACCCTAACAATTTAATGAACTTGTACGACTATGAAGTATCGCTGCGTCAAGACCCTAAGTGGCGCTTCACAAAGAACGCACAGGATTCTATGTCTAACGTAGCAAGCGGTATTGCTAAGATGTTTGGATTGGTTGGATAATGGCTAAATTTATTGAAAGAGATATTACTCCATCTAGGTTGACCCCTGCCCAAATTGCTGAGCAAGCAAAACTTGAATCTGATTATGCCTTTGCAGTTAATCAAGCCAATTCGTACAAATATGCAAAAGGAACTCAGATTGAAAAACAGGCTCAACAAATTAAGGCAGATGCAAAGGCTGCCGTTGTTGCAGGTAGAGCAGCAACATCAGCCCCAGCCGCACCCGCAGCCGCTGCCCCTGCAAAAGAATTTTTGCCAGATACATTTGTTCCATACTTAACAGAGCCTACCCTCCAACCAGGTCAGCCAGGATTCGTTGGCCCAACTGCTGGCGAAGTTCCGCCACAAACACCATTTGACCCTATGGCTGGCAAAGTACCAGACTATGTTCCACCAGCAAAAACACTCAATACTGGGCCTACACAAACACAGGTTGATTCAATCGCAGCAATCAAAGCATTGTTATCCTCATATGGTATTGGTGATTTAAGTGACGCTATTACTAATGCAGTAGTCAAGGGCTACTCAAGCGACACTATTCAACTTATTATGCAAGACCCAAACAGCAAAGACCCATTGGCTGTAGCATTTCAAATGCGTTTTCCTGCAAACAAAGTCCGCGCAGCGGCTGGTAAATCAGTACTAAGCCCAGCAGAATACCTACGTGCAGAGCGTTCATACACAGAAGTATTAAAGAGTTATGGCGTATCTAACCTTGCAAGCAAGGAGAAACTAAGCCAGTTTATATCTAATGACATCTCTGCAACTGAAGTATCAGACCGAGTAGGTATTGCTATTAACCGCGTACAGAATGCTGATGCAGATACCAAGAAAGCGTTGGCTGAATACTACCCAATGCTTAACCAAGCAGACATTATTGGTGCAGTATTAGACCCAGCAGAAGGTTTGCCAGCGCTACAGCGCAAGGTTCAGATTGCTGAAATCGGTGGCGCTGCATTAGCACAGGGCATTAAGACTTCCGCAGGTAAGACAAACATATTGATGGGTGCAGAAACACTAGCAAATCTTGGAGTAACACAGGCCAAGGCTCGTGAAGGTTTCCAACAAGTAGCAGAAGTAACTCCCAGAGGTAGTTTCTTAACAAGCATCTCTGCAAGTGGTGAGAAGTATGGACAACTACAGGCAGAACAAGAAGCATTCCAAGGACTTGCATCCGCAAAGCGTGCGCGTCAAGCGCTTACCGCAGAAGAACAGGCACGCTTCGGTGGTGCATCTGGAGTAAACAAAGCAAGCCTAGCGTCACAAACTAGAGGCGCAATCTAAACAAATAGAATCCTGAACGGACACACCAGCCCCGTCAGCGTATAAGACTGGTAGCAAGAGCCAGACCGATTCCCCGATTGGAACCTGAGGCTTGCGAACTAACTAATAGAGAAGGGTGGATGGTTGCTATGAGCAACAACTACTGGGATGAAGACGAAGACGACCTAGATACCGATGTATCTGAAACACAGATGGACGGAAGTGACCTCTTAAAGAAGTTGCGGAAAGCCAAACGTAATGACGAGAAACGTATCAAAGAACTTACTGAGCAACTTGAGGGACTAACCAAGTCGCAGCGTGAGCGTACCGTCAAAGAAGTCCTAGACAAGAAGGGTGTAAATCCTAAGGCACAACGCTTAATCCTCAAAGACCTAGACGAAGTTAGCGAAGAGTCAGTTAATAACTGGCTTGAAGATAATGGAGACTTGTTCGGATTAACTGTGAACCAGGACGCACCTGCAGTAAGTGATATTGACCGTGCTGCATTACGTCAGCAGGATGCTATCACGCAAGGTGCAATAACACCTGACCGAGCAGAGAACCTAGAGCAAAGACTTAACAACGCAGAATCTGCGGAAGAAATTCTTTCTCTCCTTCGCTCACAATAATCAATCATAGTTTCTAACTACTAAAAAGGAATAAACCTAAATGGCTAACGCATTCGTATCCACAGCCTCCGATAACCTCGGCGGTACAGCGGGTTCTGCTGGTTTAGTACAGAAGGCTTATGACCGTCTCTTGGAGTTCGCACTCCGTTCAGAGCCACTCATTCGCTCAGTTGCTGACAAGCGCCCAACAAACCAATCAATCCCAGGCTCAACAGTTGTTCTACAACGCTACGTTGACTTGGCTGCTGCAACAACAGCACTCACAGAAACAACAGACCCAGATGCAGTAGCAATGTCTACACCAACATCTGTGACCATTACTCTTAACGAGTACGGTAACTCTGTTCTTGTTACACGTGCGCTTGAACTCTTCAGCCTTGCTGATGTAGACCCAGCAATCGCTAACATCATCGCATTCAACCTTGCTGATTCTATTGACTCAGTTGCAATGACAACACTTCGTGGTGGCTCAAACGTCATCTACTCAGGTTCAACTGCAACATCAACAGCAACAGTTACTGCTGCTGCAACACTCTCTTCTGCAAACATCCGCAAGGCTGTTGCGAAGTTGCGTGCTAACAAGACAACTGCTCGCAAGGGTTCACTCTACTGGGCTGGTATCCACCCAGAAGTTTCACACGACCTCCGCGCTGAGACAGGTTCAGCAGGATGGCTTCTTCCAAACCAGTACGGTTCTGCACAAGACCGCATCTGGGCAGGAGAAATCGGAACATACGAAGGTGCATACTTCGTAGAATCTCCACGCCTTTACAACGCAACAGATGGTTCATCATCTGCACGCGTTTACCGCACAATTCTCGCAGGACAGCAAGCAATGGCAGAAGCCGTTGCTGAAGAACCACACGTAGTCATCGGCCCAGTCGTTGACAAGTTGATGCGTCACCGCCCAATGGGTTGGTACGGTGTTCTTGGCTTCGCACGTTACCGTGAAGAAGCGCTATACCGCATTGAATCAGGTTCATCAATCGCTTAATTGATTGACGGGTGGGGCTAGGGAAACCTAGCCTCATCAGTAAGTTCATTAAGGAGAACTATGGCAAACTACACATTCACTACACCATATGTGCTTGAAGGCCCATCAGGTGGACATCGCTTGTTTTACTTTGCCAATCTACGCAAAGGTATTACAATTGTTAAATCAGGTGGTTCTTACTCACAGATTAGATATCCAGTAGATGAAGACCTACAGGACTATGACGAAGTCTATCGTGGTGGTTATCAACACAC